TTGACTTCTTCCAGCTTTTGAAGCTGCATACAGTTCCCAAGCGCATTATGCCCCGGCCCCGTGCCGTATATCCCGTTGGCTATTGTTGTCCATCGCGGCATCAGGAAAGGACACTCCCTAAAGCCGGACACGCGAAGGAATCCGTCGCGCTGCGCCGTCTCGAAATAGACCGACCGCCACGGGAAATTCCCGACCGCCAGTCTGTCAGGGTCATAGTTCGGGTTATGCTCTATCAACATCTGGACTTCAAAATCGCTGCTTGTGTCGTCCTGCGCTTCCGCGCGCTTGACAGCATCAGACACAACGTCCGGGCCAAATTCTTCAATCAACTGCCACGCCTTAAAGCGCATTTTCCGAGCAAACCGAGAAACACGCCCGCGCGCGTCAACGTCCCCGGCATACTCGCCGCAAGTGAACGGCCTGCACCATACGGCGGTATTGTAGTCCTCAAGCATGAGCGCCGCCGCCGTGCCGAATTGCGATAACTCCGCTTCGATCTGCAAAAGAGTGTTATACACGTTAGACTTTGCGTATATGTCCATCAGCACCTCTTTGCAATCGTCGAGCCATAGCCTAACATTGTGCTTGTCTGCAAGTTCTTCATCGGCAAGGCCCAAGTCAAACCACGGGCGAGAGGGCGAAGTAAGGCCGGAGTGCAGGCCCGCAGCGCATTTCCCGTGCGCCTCCATCGGGTACGGGTCTAACAAAAAGTAGTCCCGCCTGCGTCCCTCCGTCGTGCGGTTGTCTTCGTCGAAGCGTCCCCGTGCGGGGTTGATATACTGCGACAGCTTGCGCCATGTGCTTTCCTGCTGTGCGCGTTCGTCATACATTTGCGCTATGATACGCCGCGCCCGCTTTAGCGCGTCCGTATCACGCAGCGCGTCTTTTGTTGCTTTGTCCATCTCATCACGCCCCAAGCAACTGCTTCTTCATATGCCCCGACGCATCCGGCGAAAGCGCGCCCTGTGTCTTGTCCGTCGTCTGACTGTTAAGGCCCCGACGAAGGCGGCGCTGTGTCTCGTATCGGCTCCCGCCTACGTCCTCCGCTGTCTGCGTTGCCACCGACCCCGGCGCAGCCGTCTTGACAGAAGGCGCGGCAACCTGCGAAGCAGACGACCCGCCGCCGACACCAAACAACGACTTAACAACGCCGCCGAATAACTGCAAGTCCATCATGTATATCACTCCTTCAATACTTTGCTAATGCGTTATAAGGTTCCTCGTCTTCTTCGTACTGCGACACGCCAGCGAAAACGGGCATCGCAAACGTCAGCGCGAGACTGTCGGCAAGGTCAGGGGACTTGCCTATCTTCTCCTTGATTTTCTCCTTCGGCTCAAGGATAATCTTCCCATTCCGGGCGAATTGATATTCAACCACCGACAACTCGCTTTTAAGCGTTGGCTCGTTAGGTATAGCCCCGCCCGCTTCAATCCATGCCCGAAGTTTGAAATACATTTCCGCCCGTAGGTTTGCATATCTGTCTGTATCTTGCGGGCTTCCCGCGAAATTGACTTCCGTCACGGAATAGTGTAGCATCCGCACACGATCGACGACGCCCGCGCCCATCGCGCCCACGTCCACGAAGACCGCAGCCGGGTGGTGGGTGTTTATCGCATTGATAAGAACGTCAGCGGCCTGCATCGTGTCCAGCCCCCTGAATACTTGCTGGCTTTTGCACCAAAGCCCTTGCCGCAGCGTCAACACCGTTGCGTCATCGCCGAACCGTGCAACGTCAAGGCCGATGATAATAGGCGCGCCCGCTATGTCTGCATCCGTGAGAAGTCTCTTTGCCGCCTCCGTTACTAGGTCAATCGGTATCACAACATCCGACGCCGACGCGCTGAAGTCGCAGTACAATTCTTGGCGTATGCTCATAGGCGTCATGTCTTTTTGCATTTCCTCTAGCTCGTCAGGCGGTATGATTCCCGTTTCGTCCACGCGATAAAGACAAGAGAACCACGAAGCGTCATTCACGGCGCGTTGATACATTTCAAAAAATTGATTCTGCCCTTTCGGAGTGCCAATGAAAACCGCCCACCCCTCACGGTCAGAAAGCGCCGGGCGCAATACTTCATCCCAAAGTTCTTTCTTAATCTGCGCAAACTCGTCGAGGATTGCACCATCCCAATACCCGCCACGCAGAGCGTCGGGATGATCTGCGCCAATGATGTATATCCGCGCCCCGCTTCTTCTTTCATGCTGTGAAGGTAACTCAATGTATAACTCGCTTTCGTTCACCTTCCGCCGAGGGATAACGCTTGAATAGTATTTGAGATACTCCCACGCGATCATCTTCGCTTGGTTTCTATACGGCGCAACATAGGCAAAGCGCGGGCTTTCACGCTTGCAAGTTATTGCAGCCTTTATCATGTGATTTATACTGCCGACTGTTTTGCCAAATCTTCTATGACAAACAAGAACGGAAAAACGAAATTTGTCTAAAGCCGGATGTATTTTTTCTTTCCAAATTTTTCTTGGCGTGTATGGAATAATAATTTCATTTTCATTTTGCATTATTTTCTATTTCCTCATTTTCTTCGTTTTCTGTTTTTGCGTTTTTATTATTCCATGCAAAAGATACTTTTCCGTTTCCGCTAAATTCCGTTTCTTTTCTGTCTCTCCAATTTTCATGGGCCATATTTTTGAGCGCAAAAATTAAAGCGGTAGTATCTGGCGGAATGTGTTTGACGTTGTGCTTTTCCGTGACACCTCCACCGCGTTCGGGAAGGAAAACAACTTCTTCAATCTCATAACCCTTCGCTCTTTTGATAAGCGCGTTTTCCAGCTCGCAGACGATAACCTCTCTGCCCTTTTTTATTGCCTCGAAAAACTCAACGTGTTTATCCTTCCAGTTATAAAACGTCTGCTCTGAAATGCCGATATTTTTTGCTATCTGCTCATTTGAAAGCCCATGCCGCTTCCATCGCTCCACCTGCGAAAGATGATCTTCCGATACCCAATCCCTATACGTCATTGTCATTGTTTCACCTTCTTCCGAAGCAAATTAAAAAGGGCGCACATTCTCAAAACAGAACATACGCCCCAAAAATAGGAGGTTTTATTCACTTGTGGATAACTTGTCAAGACTTGTGGATAACTCTTTTATATATATTAAGCTAAAGTAGATATAAGAGACGCGCGCGCCCGCGCGTTTATTTTTGTTTTCGTCTTTAGTTTAGTTTTATTTCTCTCTTTCTTTCTCTCTTTACTTCTTTCTCTTTACTTTACTTCTTTCTCTCTCTTTGCTTCTTTCTCTCTCTTTCTTCCTTTCGTTTCTCTTTCTTCTTTCTCTCTTTCTTTCTCTCTTTGCGCCGCCTCCTATCTTGATTTTACACATTATACCACAAAAATAATGCCCTTATTACTGGAATAATAGCATAGTTTTTCAGTCCTATTTTTTGTTGGCCTCGTAGAACTCCACACACTCCGTCACGTACGCCGTCATGGAAAGCCCGCGCCGCGCTGCATATCCTCGCCATATTTCCCGGACGCCCTTCCTGACTTGCAGCGTCACCTTTTCATAATTCTCCCTGTTGTAATCGTCAATATAGCGCATCTTCGCCTCACTCGCTGTCATTTTTTCACCTCCTCCAATCCCCTTCATTATAATATATAACGCCATATAATTCAAGCACAAAAACTTTTTTCAAAAATTTGCAAAAAAGTGCTTTACAAAAATTATATGACGTGCTATAATAAACACGTCAACAGGAAATGAAAGAAAGGAGGAAAAATCACAAGCCCATAATTATATGACGTGATATATTAAAAGGAGGAAAAAGAAAATGGCAAAAGACATTAAAAAAGAAATCATCGACGCGATCACGGAGGAAATGGAAAAGAGCAACCGTCTGCCTTGGGATTCCGGCCTGCTGAACGGGACTTTCAACGCCGTGAACTGGAAAACTGGTAGCAGCTACCACGGAATTAACGCAATCCTGCTTCACTTCTTCGGCAAGTCCGAAACCGCCGAATATATGACCTTTGTTCAGGCAAAAGACGCGAACGGCAAAGTTATGAAAGGCGCAAAAGGCATCCCCGTTATCAAGTACGCGCTTTGGAATTACACGAAGAAGTGCTACTCCGGCGAGAACGACGAAAAGGGAGACAAAATCCGGCCTTTCATTAAAAGGTACTACGTTTTCCCGGTTCAGTCAGTCGAAGGCGTTGAGCCCAAGCGCGAGATCAAGACGCGGAGCAACGCGAAAATTGAAGACATCGAAAACGCCGTGCAGACCTTCGCAGCCAACACTAACCTGAAAATCACTAACGAAAACGAAGGAACCGCCTACTATATGCCGTTAACGCATAGCGTGAACGTCTCGGAAATCAGCCGCTACAAAGACGCTGCTTCTTATTATGACGCTCTCCTGCACGAACTCGCGCATAGCACGGGAAAAGCCCTTGGGCGGAAGATGGACGGCAACCACGGCGGGAAAGATTACAGCAAGGAAGAAGTCGTCGCGGAAATCACCTGCATGATGCTTTGCGCCTACTTCGGAATCGAATCCAAGCGCGAGAACTCCGCAACGTATGTTGCAGGATGGGCGCAACAGTTAAAGAAAAACCCGACTTGGCTTTTCGAAGGCGCAGCACAAGCGGAAAAGGCTTTCGCTTACATCTTGGAAAAGATGGAGATCACGAAGCCGCAGCCGGAAGCCGACGCCGCATAAACGGAGGGCGAAAGCCCTCCACCACTTCAAAGGGAGGAAGAAACAATGTATAACAATGAAACCACGGAAACCCTGTTCCAAATGCTTATGCAAGCACAAACAGACTATTACAACAGCCGCACGCAAGACAACGAAAACAAGCTGCAAGCAATCACGGCGGAACTGAAAAAGCGCGGAGAAAAGCCGCTTGGATGGTAAGGGAGGAATAAACAATGAAAACGAAAAGACTACCCGTCAAATATCGCCCGCTTTTGGAAGGATACCCGAACGCAGGCCCCCGCCCAAATGTCACGGGAATGAAAAAGCGGTACTATGGCGAAGATAGTATATGCGTTATGTGCGGAAACTTCCTTTACTACTTAGGAAACAGCCTCGACGACACGAAAGCCGCTTTCCTTTATAACAAACTTGCACACTAAGCCGAAACGCCCTCCGGGCGTCCGTGGGAGATGGCCTTCCCACGCTGAAGATGGCAGGCCAAGCAAAAGGAGGAAAAGAAAATGACAAAAGAGGAAATCATCAAGAAGGCACGCGACCTGAAAGACCTCAAAATCATGTTGGAGGAATTGACGGCGGAGATCGGAACCATCGAAGACGAACTCAAGGCCGAAATGACCGCGACGGGCAAGGAGGAAATGACCGTTGACGTTTTCAAAATCCGTTATACGACCGTCACCAGCAGCCGCCTCGACACCACCGCTATCAAGAAGGAACTGCCGGACGTGGCGGCGCGTTACACCAAAACCAACACTTACAAGCGGTTTTCGATAGCATAAAGGAGGAAAAGAAAATGGGGAGAACGGTTTTCGAGCTTGTGTCAAAATCAAACGGTTATGAGGATTCAATCGGATTTTCTTACAACCGCGAAGACATGGGAAAGCTGCGGGAGGAGTGGAAGAAACACAACGCAGACTATAACGCAAAACTCAAAAAAGAGTTTCCGCTTTTCCAGATTGACAAAACCCGATACTACATCAAGAAGCATGAAAACTCCGAACTCTGGACGTGCAAAACGAAGAAGCACGCATAACCCGCACGGGGCGGGGCAAAACCCGCCCTAAAAATACCCCTTGACAATATCATGATTGCATGATATAATGCAACCACAAAGCCCACAACAAAAGGAGGAAAAAGAAAATGGCAAAAATCAAAGCTATCCTTGTATGGAACGGCGACACCAACATGAAAGGCGGAAGCTACAAAGTACGTTTCGAAGATGACGGCACAATCCCGGCGGAATGGGTAACGGTCGGCAGCGGAGCGATTCAAGAGAAGGCGGTCATGCTTGAACTGCCCGAAGGATGGAAGAAGATCGAAACCTCCGCGACGCTTAACGAATACGCGCTTATTCCGCCGGACGGGAAATGCGGCGGCGCCTGCAATATGTATAGCGTTTTTGGTAACGATTGCGAAGTAAAAGACGGATATATCAAAGCAAACTACACAAGCGACGACGACCGCCCGACGTGGGCTAAAATCAAGATCACGGAGGCATGAAATGGACAAACCGAAAAGAAACTATTCGCGGGCGGAACTAGCCGCCCGCAACCGCTACAACGCGAAAACATACGAAGCGTTAACTATTCGCGGGAAAAAAGGCTGGAAGAATATCGTCAAGGCCGAAGCTGAAAGGCAGCACGAAAGCCTGAACGGATATATAATGGCGGCGATAATGGATAGAGTAAACAGCGGAAATTAAGAAAACAAACAAGGCCGGAGGCAATCGCCCCGGCCTTTTCTTATGCCTAGAACACTCTTATCACTTGCACCTGCGCCGCAGCTTGCAGCGCAAACGAACGAATCTCATTCAGGACGAAATAATACGTTGATTCGCTGATATGCGTTGATCTCCGCCCTCTGTTCGGAGAATACCGCCGCCGATACACTTCCCGCCTCAAAGCGTCACCCTCGCACCAATTCGCCACGGCGCTGCAAACCGTCAACCATTGTGCGGGATTTTTCAGTCCACGTAGGCATGACTGATACTGTTTGCACCCCGAAGCGCATCGTGCTTTTTGTCGCCCTCTTGGGCACTCGTACCATTCGACATACGGAACGCCTTCCGCCAGCCGGATTGCCGTCTGCGCCGTCCTGTCGGAAATCCGCGCATGGCCCGAAGGCGCGCCGCCCGTATGCCCGCCGCCCGTCACGGCCTCCATGAGCGCATCACGGATTTCGTTTTCGTGCCATAACACAAACTCAATTTTTTTAATGTTATCGTCTCTCGCCGCCCGAATCAATATCACACCCCCATAAACGGCCTTCACGCCGTCTTTTTTACGTCCCGCGATAGATTTATTGCGCCGACGATAAAAATGGCTAGAAACGCCCTTTCCGACCGCCTGAAAGGATTTTAGCATTTTTGCCCGTCATCACAGCCGCCCACGTTCCATATTCTTGCGATTTACCCGCCGTTGCGCCTCGTCCCGCATCTTTGCGTCGATGCCAAGCGCATGACAAAGCGTCGTGATCGCCGTGATCGTGTCAGCCGCTTCGTCTGCGATTGCGCCGACCAGCTTTGTGGGCAGGCAATCTGACAAATAAACCGCTTGTTTTAGTTCGTTCAATTCCTCGTCTATCTTTGCGAAAAGCCGCTTGACGCTTTGCCCTGCAATATCCCCGCCTTCGTCCCGCACACAAGGCAAGGGCCGCACATACTCATTCGCCATCGTTCGCCGCCTCCACTTCTTTCGACACAATCTCCATATCCCGTTTTAGCTTTGTCCCTGCCGCCGCCTTTGTCAAACTACGCCACTTCCGGCAATCGTTCCCGGCACGATTCCATGAATCAATCGCTTCTTGCCTTGATTCTTTTAGCGCTCCATGCGCACCGCAAATACCGCACAAAACAGTCCACACAGGTATTCCCTGCATTGTGTTTGACTTCATTGTCGCCGCACATACGTTGTCACAAAACGGACACGGTTGCATTTCATCCATTACGTCCATCGTTCACCCTCCTATTCCACGCCTCAACCGCTTCGGCTAAATTTTTAAAAGCCTTTACCATCGCCATACACTCTTTGCAAAAAATCTGAAATACGTCCACATTGTCCATACAAGGAATATGCAATATTTTTGCCTTGCAGCCGCAGAACGGGCAAGGCTTTAATTTCTCATTCGTCATTGTTTACCGCCTCCCTCAACACCGCAAGCAACCTCTCGCCAGCCGCCCGCGCTATATAGTCACCATAACCAAAAGGCCCGCGCGTCTCGCCCGCTTCTTCAAGTTCCCGTATCACTTGCGCCCGCTGGCCTTGCGACATATCCCGCACCTTGCCCGCTATATACTGACATACCAAATCGGGCGCGTATGAATGCCGAGGCAAAGCATACCGAAGCGCAAATATTAGCACCGTCAATTCGTCTCGATCTATCCCGTCATCGTTCATCGTGTCGCCTCCCTAACAATACCAATTCGCCGCGCCTCGTCTGTTATCCACTCGATCATAGCGGCCTCGGCTTTTTCTTTCGTCTCGAAAAAATTGCCATACTTCCAATCTTCGTATGAGCTAATCGTTCCGCCTTCGCTTTTTCCGCACTCAATTTCACACACCCATAGCGGAGATCCCATATCGAAATTGACGCGCCAATATTTCACGCCATCCCTAGGCCATTTGCAAACGCCCTTTCTCCAGCCTTTCATCGTGCCGCCTCCTCTGCGTAGTCATAACCCGGCAACGGGCACCGCGGATTCATTTCGTTCCGCCGCACCAGCCCGCGCACATACTCAAAACCGCATTTCCCGTACATATCGCGCATTTTCGGCGGCTTGTAATATCTGCACTCTCCGCACGTTTTCGGTTTTTCGACGCGCACCAATTTACTCATTATTCGCCCTCCCAACTCTCAACGCGCACCGAAACGCCCGCTTTGTCTCTGTACCGCTTGCCAATAGTACAAAATATAATCTGCGAATCGTCTTTATATACGATTCCATTCATGGCGTCAGTCACCGCTTTATACAAGTTATCAAGGTCAGGCCGTGCCGTATGCGGAAACATACCATTCTGCGCCGCAAATGCCTTCACCGCCCGCCAAGACTTAGGGATAGGGAAATAAAACCCGACGCGCACCTGCACCGCCTCCGTCAGCATTTCTCGCCCTTTCATGGCTTCACGCGCCGCCGCCGCCACTATCGCCTTATACTCCGCGCACGCTTTCGGCGTGTAGGCACGGCCTGTCCTTGTCACTCTTGGTCTTGCCATCGGCACCGGGCGCCCCGGAATAAAAAACTCAATCATGCTTCATCCCCCGCGTCCTCAAAAAATCCTCCAACTCCCACGATTCAGGAAGCCCGCCGTCAATGGCGCACGGTGCTTTGTACTTGTCAAAAAACGGACAGTCCCGGCAGTCTGTCCCGTGAGCCTTGCACCATCTTTCCACCGTCAACGCAGCCTGCACCACATCTTCCCTCGTCATTTCGCCACCTCCGCAATTCTGCGTATCACATAATCGGCACATGGCATCGCCATTCCGTTGCCTAACGCCTTATAACGTGCCGTATCGCTTGCTGGCTTGCCGCTACATGGCACGTCCGTGTACCCGTCCGGCAATCCTTGCAAGCGTTCGCACTCGGTTGGAGTAAGCCGCCGCACGGACTTTCCCATCATGACCGCTTGCTGATCGTGCATACAGTTCAGCGTCCTTGCAACATCACTCAGTTTAACCTGTGCAAGCTGCCCGTTGCCGACAATCACCGGCACCTGATTACCGCCCGTTCCCATCCGTGCATTAAGTGTCGGCGCGCGTCCGTCCGGCACCCGCCGCATGACTTCATCCGCGTGCGTCATGTCATAGACGGCGACAAGATTCGCTTTCGTGCTATCGCCGCCGCATGGCGTTCTAAGTGTTTCCGCTATCGGAGATTCGTTCCACCATCCGCGCCCTGTGTTTTGGAATGTAGCGACAATATTCGGCCCGCAGTCAATGCAAGGCGAACCGTCCATCCTTGCCGTCAGGCTTCGCGCCTTGTCGGGGATATAGACACTTCCCGGCTTTTCCCCGTTATCCGCTGCCGCTTGTAATGTCGGAAATTTGCCATCAATGCCATAAATGCGCTTTATTTGGCAATCCCAAGGTGTCAAACAGCCGTTAAAAAGCACTTGATCGTTACCCGTCGCAAGCGTCAGCGATTTCTCCATGCTGACTAGCGGCCCTTTGCCTCCACCCTCGCAACCTGCCCTCATTCGCAAGACGCTTGCATTTCCAACGCCGCTTTCAACTCCGGCGGCAATTCCTTCCCGCGCTTCTCCGCTCTCCGCAGTATTCCCTGACACGCTTTTCCACTCAAATAATATTTCTCCGGCACATCTTCGCTCGGTTGCAAAATCTGCGACAAGAAAGATCCTTTTTCGACGTTGGGGGACTCCCCAATGTTGAGCGTCAAGTGTTCGCCATGCGATATCACACTTCGGCAATTCCACCAATCCCGACTGCGCCCATCTGACATCAGGAGGAACTGGAATTTCGGCCTCTCCGATTTCTTGTAACACCGCATGAAAATCCCGTCCTCTATTTGACGAAAATGCTCCCGGCACGTTTTCCCACACAAAGAATCGCGGGTATCTTCCTCTGCTGGCTCGTCGCATATCTCGAACAAGTTTAATTGCTCGTAAGAACAAGCCGCTTCTTTCACCACTCAAACCCTCCCTTTTGCCCGCAACGCTTAAATCTTGGCACGGGCTGCCCGCCGTGATAATATCCACGGGCCACAATTTCGCCCCGTCTAGCTTTGTTATATCACCCAACTGCACGACGTTCGGGAAATGATATGCCGTAACCGACGCAGGGAATGGCTCAATCTCACTCGCCCATATCGGCTCAATGCCAGCATGTTTCGCCGCCAGCAACCAGCCGCCGATACCGTCAAACAAACTGCCAAGCGTCAGCACAGCCGCCTCACCTCCGCAATCTGCGCGATCTTCCCCGCCAGCAGCGCCTCCCGCACCTTCGGCAACGCCGTCAGCACCGCCTCATTCTCCGCATCGTCGCGCCGCCGCTTGCAAATCTCGTTATACATCTTGACAAACTGACCGCGATAAACGCCGACTTCGCTTTCCAGCATCATGCACAACTCATACTTGCCCATGCACTCCGCCGCGCGCTTCACTTCCGGGCAAGAATACGTCCATTCTTCATACAAGTGGCACTTATCCACCAGCCGCATCACTTCTTCCCACGCCTCCGCCGCCGTTGGAAGCGCCGTACCGTTGGCGTACTCCGAAACAGACTTTGCCGCCTCGCAAATCTCCGCGATCGTCGGGAAAAACTTCGCTGTCTGCATCAGCTTTGCCATAGCCGCGCTGACGGCCTCGACAGGCAAAGAAGAAAGGGCGCGGGCATAGATAGGCCACGCCTCGGCCTGCATCTTTGAACTGTTCGGGAACACCGAAGCGTAGGGCTTAATAACCCTCAAAATCGCTTCTTCCTTCGTCATTTTCTTCCTCCTCTCTGCGCCTGAAAAACTCAATGGCGCTGTCAATATCGTCCTGTGTACTGCTTTGCGGCTTTGTGGATAACTTTTCCTTCGTTTGAAACTTCTCCCACGTCAAAATCTTCTGCTTCCAATTCCTGACAGGTACGCCGTTCTTGTCTTTCCATTCGCCAACCGTGAAATAGTCATAGAAGTCCTTGGCAACGACATGAAGGCCGCGTTCCATGACGTACTCGTTGACTTCTTCCAACGTCGGCGGAATAAACTTCGCGCGCGCGCCTGCATTGTTTACCTGTTTCTGTTTAGGTTTATTGTTTATAGTTTCTTGTTTAGGATTGCCGCTATCTTTTGCGCTACGTTTTGGACTATGTTTTGCGCTAT